GATACCGCATCAGATACCGCATAAACCCCGTAACCCTTCTTATGCAATCCATAAGTAAATAAAGTTTCTTCCCTGTGCGCCACGCGAGAAAGATTTAGGTTGTAGTCATACACACCAGCCCGATACAGAAAAGAACAATGCAGATGTTCAACCTTCTTATAGCCTTCAATCATTCCCCATTGAATGTTTGGTTCTAGGTCTATTAAGTCAATCGTGCCAGATACCCTAGATGTATCCATGACAGGCGGGGTTAGGATTGAGCCACCTACTGCGCCAACTTTGTCAAAAAATGTCGTAAAGGAATATAGGCGTTTAAGCACATTAGGTTCTGGTATTGCGTCATCATCCACGCGCCAAACCCATTCATAGCCCATGCTATTTGCCATCTGGTGAATATGATGCTGACCTTTTTTGCCAGCATAAATCCATTCCCACGCAATCTTTTTAATGTCCAGCATTTGAAAAAAATGCGCGTAGATCAATTCATTCCGCATATCTTGCGGTTCATCATTGTCATCAAAGATAACTAACTTATCTACCTTATGCGTCTGGTTAATGATTGCTTGAAGGGTTAGCGGTAAGGTCGTAAAGTATCGACCCCGTGTAGCCACAGAACAAAGAATCATGCATCCCACCTACATAGCATTAAGTTACAACGATTTGTTTCGCAAATGATTTGGGGTTGGTCGGTAATGTTGCCCGCTTCAGATATATAAGCAAATTTAAAGTCTGGGAAATGGCTTTCATTAAGCCCGTGCAATTTGTGATGCTCGCCCCAAAATCCTTGCGGTTCATTCCACGGCACAGAAATTAAAAGTCGTTGGCAATGTTGTTGAAGCATTTTCACAATCTCTAAACCATTGTCTAGATGCTCAATGACTTCAAACGCAATGATGGTGTCCCAAGAATGTTCTAGCCCATCATTTATGTTGGCTTGTTTAAAGTGTCTATGCAAACCCCATGCTTGTTCTTGCGCTACATCAACAATAATTGGGTCGTAATCAAGACCAAGGTAATGCGCTGTTGTTGGCAAAAACTGTGAGCCGTATCCAGTAGAACAACCAACTTCTAAAACATCTTGCCCATTGAAGTTTTGGTTTGCCCAAATGTAGCGTGTGGCTTCCCTTGGAAATACTGGGTCACCTTTTAAGAAAACCGCCCGTTCATAGTTGTTAGATAGTCTCCAACGATACCAATCTGGGTGATGTTCTTTGGCAAGTTTTAATGCGTGTATTTCTAGGATTTGTTCCCAATGGGTTACAACGCTTAACCCGTATATTGTCTTATCTTGTGTCATGTCTTATCTTGGATATGTTGCGTCAACCTTTGTTCCTACTGCCAAGCCTGTGCCAAACACAATGGATGTTCCGCTTGTGACTGTTACATCTGTGCCGTTAACCATCCTAACCCCGTTTACATATACGCTGATTTTTCCAGATGTATAACTTAACGAAGTTGTGAATGTTGTTTGCGCGGCAGTTGCCGTAAATTGATCATAGATTACGCCCGTAGCCGTTCCAGAATAACCAGAGTAACCAGAAAAGCCCGATGTTCCAATTCCTGAGTAACCAGAAAAACCACTATATCCAGAAATGCCAGAACCCGAATAGCCAGAATAACCGCTTATTCCGCTTGCACCATTAGAACCCGTGCCACCTGAGTAACCGCTAATCCCTGAGAATCCAGACCAGCCAGAGATTCCGCTAAATCCAGATGCGCCTTGTGCGCCATTAGTTCCGCTAATACCAGAAAAACCTGAGTACCCAGATACACCAGAACCGCTATATCCGCTAAAACCTGATACACCAGAACCAGAGAAACCAGATATGCCTGAGAAACCAGAGTAACCAGACACACCGCTTCCGCTAAAACCTGAGTAACCAGAAATTCCAGAGTAACCGCTTGCACCGCTATACCCGCTTTGGGTATACATGACTTGTGTAGCAGTAAGAATTACAGAAGGTGTTAATGGGTATGTTGCATTGCCAGCAAGAGTTTCAATGTAAACATTTGCGTTTGTTGTGTCCCAGAAAAGTTGAAACACATCATTTGCCGCAACAGTCAAAACATAATTGACAGTTAAAACTTCAGACGAATATGCGCTACCTTGTTTGTCTGGCACATCAAAATGTGTATTGCTATCAGCAACATTAGTTCCATTTTTCTTTAACCAAACTTGCGTATTTCCCAAAGCCGTGCTGTGGTTTGTAAACTGAATGGAATAAGTAATGCTGTAAGTGCCAGCATTATTGAATTGCCATTGGCTTGCAGATATAAGATTTACGCTATTGCTACCAGCCGTTGTATTTAGCGTTATAGCCGTTGCCGTGTTAGCAGTTGTTGTCTGATTTGTGGTGTCGTAAAAAGAACCATAAGCCCCGATAGTTCCACCTAGACCAGCCGAACCGCTATATCCAGAAATCCCCGAAAATCCGCTATATCCAGATATTCCAGATGCACCGCTAAAGCCAGAAACACCACTACCAGAAAAGCCCGAATAACCAGACCATCCAGAAACACCAGAGCCACTAAACCCAGATATGCCTGAGTAGCCCGAAAACCCGCTTACACCGCTTCCAGAGAATCCGCTAATGCCTGAGTAGCCAGAAGTGCCAGACGCGCCAGAAAACCCGCTTACGCCCGACCCAGAGTAACCAGAAAAACCTGAGTACCCAGAAACCCCGCTACCAGAAAAACCAGAGTAGCCAGAAACGCCACTTCCAGAAAATCCGCTTATTCCGCTAAAGCCAGAATATCCGCTAATTCCAGACGCACCAACTGCACCAGAAAAACCAGAATAACCACTTACGCCAGAGCCTGAGTAACCAGAATATCCAGACACGCCAGACCCACTAAATCCTGAGTAGCCAGAGATTCCGCTAAAGCCTGAGATACCAGAAAAGCCGCTTGTGCCTTGTGTGCCTTGTGCGCCTGAGAATCCAGAATATCCGCTTACACCAGACCCAGAAAAGCCTGAGTAGCCCGACACACCAGAACCACTAAAACCTGAAAATCCCGACTGTCCACTAAATCCAGAATAACCAGATGTGGATGCACCACTCATTCCAGAATAACCAGAATATCCAGAATAACCCATTCCAGAAAAGCCAGAATAACCACTAACCCCAGAGCCAGAAAAGCCTGAGTAGCCGCTATAACCTGAGTAACCGCTATAACCACTTCCACCAAGAAATCCATTTTGTCCAGAAATTCCGCTATATCCCGAAAAGCCAGAAAAACCCGATACACCAGACCCCGAAAATCCAGAATAACCAGAAGTGCCTGAGTATCCAGAAACGCCACTTATGCTTCTATCAATATTGATAGTCTGCGTTGGTAATGGTGTGACTTCGACATTGATGTTATTTTGACCACCGACAGTTACATCTATCTGGTTGACAGTCAAATTTACATCAGTTGGGTCACCCTTTGTGATGCTAAGTTGTGTTGCCATATCAATTTACAACTCCATCAGAACGAACCAAGAACAGTAAAAAGATGATGGAATCTTGCGCTGGCGTTGTGCCAGATGCGGGATAACTAATCTTAATTCGACCACTAAACGCCACAGGGGATGTTGCGTTAATGTCTAGTTGTGTATCTGTGGAAACGACAGACCATGCCGATTCATCTATAACCAAAGTAAATGTACCAGCCGCATCTACTCTGTTAGCAATGGTTAGGTTTACTGCCGTTGGCGTTGATACTGTGTAATCAGCAATGTCAAAACTTAACCCGTAGCGTGTATCTACAAGGTTAGAAATCTGCCTACGAATGATCTGTGCGTCAATGGTTGCGCCAGTTAAACTAACTGGTACGCCCTCAGTTGCAAAGGCTAGATTCCAAAAGGTTTTTTGGTTGTAAACAAGTTCGCCAGAAATGATCTGGTTGTCAAACCCTGACACTTGAGTCAAGGTATTTTTAGAAAAGAGAGCCATACATAATTTCCCGTACTCAGGTTGTGACGCACCTCGCGTACTCGCAAGGTTCGGATGTATTGTCTTTTCTTAAATTATATGCCGACCTTGGTTTTTAATGCTTCGATTTCTGTGGCTTGTGCGTCAATTATTTCTTTTAGTTCTTGTATAGCGGCTGTTAGTGTTGCTACTAAGAATGATGTGTCGATGCCTTGATAAATGGGATTTCCATTTTCATCTACTGCATCTTTTGCGCCAGTAACTGCATCTGGACAAACTTCTGCTAACTCATGGGCTATAAAACCTTGACTTTCTAAACCTGATTCTTTCCATTTGTATGTAACGGGTTTTAATGCTTGGACTTTAGCCAAACATCCTGTCATTGGTGCAATGTTTTCTTTTAATCGGTAATCAGATGATGTGTTAAATGCTGTATTTGAACCATTAGAACTAATGCTTCCTGTGTTTGTTGCGCCAGAAAAGAAAATCATTTGTGTTGATGCGCCAGCCGCCCCACCTACATAAACACCATAAGAACCTGTATAAACTACATTTAATTTTCCGCTATTTACAGTTGTAGTTCCAACCATAAAATTACCATTAATATCAAAACGGGCTTTTTCTGATGTTGCTCCAGATTGTCTGCGACTAAAAGTATTAGAACCGTCAGTAGAATCAGCAAGATATAACCATCCATCTTCTGTGTTATTTTGCTCTAAAAACAATTGTGGAAATTGGTTTGCGCTTGACCTTACTGTAAGTTTTGCTAAATTATTCGGAACTTTGTTAACGCCCACATTACCAGAAGAGTCGATACGCATACGCTCTGTGCCAGCAGTAACATTAGACCCGCTTGTGCGAAACACTAAATCTGCATTTGCCGCAGAAACAGACTGTGCTTCCATGCTTACATTACTTTGAGTGCCAGCAGAATTTTTAGCGGATGCCATGTAA